GTATCAGGCGGCGGCAACTCGACACCAAGCTGTTTTTCGATCTCCATTCGATACTGAAACGCCAAGTGTTCTTGAATGTGTGCCGCCAACGCTGCGCCAGCCTTCTGTGCGTTTGGACTCTTTGACATGATCTCCATGATCTTGGGGTCTTCAATCATCGCCTTGTGAGCAGTGATGTGCGCCTCATGGTCTTGGTAGATAAACGCTTTAACAGGCTCACTGTTGATGATGTTCATGTTTTCAGATACTGGGTCTGTAGGCTGCATATCGCCCTCTAAGGGCACGATTTTATCTGCATCTCTTATGTTCAGTATTTCTAGCATCTGACGGTGCAGCAGTGGCAAGTCATACATGTCAGGTGATTGCTGCGCTAACTGTAAGGCCGCTTGATACTGCATGATCCTCTGCGCCATCGTTCCAGCGTTAGGATCACTGACGGGGATGATATCGACACGGTCATCAAAGTCTTCACGGGTAAGCGCGGGGCCGTCTTCATCGTATGGGTACTCTTGAGGCCCAAAATCCTTTACGACATTGGACAGTAAGCGCAGTTCTATACGCATAGAGGCGTGTAGACGCGCCTGCACCGCGCTCATCACCTTCATAGAGCGTTCTAGGATGGCTAATGTGGTGCCAACCGGCGCTTCTGCGTTCATGTCAGCCGCCTTTACGTCAGCAGCAGAGGCAAAACGCCGTCCTTCCTCTACAATATCGCCCATAAGCTGGTACAAGACCGTGCTTGGCTCTTTGTAGGGTAAAAATCTGATGTTATCTTGGATTGTGCCGCCCGGAACGTCCACATCGCGGAATTCTCCCGGCATAATCGGCGTATCGTCGCCTTTAATTCGCAATCCTCTGGACTTTAGGCCGCCCGGAAGGTTGGCTAACGTGCCAGCGTCCACTAATTGACGCAAAAGCGAGGTTGCTGACTTAGCTAGACCGCCAATCATGTGAATTAGGCCGAATCCGTAGAAGCCTAGCCCCGGCATGTACTGATAATGCACAAAATGTTGGCGCTTAAGCTTGCGTTGATCCTCTTCGTACCAGTTTCTGCGGATAGATAGCACTGTTCTAGAGCTAAGGTCGATGCTGACAACGTATGGAAGGGCGATTCCAGTAGGTTCGCCGTTGTCTGTGTCTTCAAAACCTTCCAAATCAAGGTCAACCATCATCTCTAGGATGGTATGCCTGCTGTCACTGTCGTAACTAGGCTCATCGCCGGTCAGTTCGTTGTATTTATCCTTGATTCTGTCGTAGCTGTCTGCGGCTGGTGACGCATCTCCTAGCTCAACATCAGCGTAGAAGCCTGAAATCTGTAGTTTTCGCACCTCATTGCTGGTGCGCTTCATGATATGAGTAGCGCGTTCACATGTTTCGAGGTCTGAAGCCCCGTAACTCACAACAAAGTCTTCAGCAGGGACAAACATGCTGCAAGGTCTGCCCATTGATGGGTCGTAATACACCTTTCTGAAGGCGCTACCTGCCAATGGGAGAGAGAAAAGCATCCGCTCTGTCTCTGCGCGGTACTCGGTCATCTTCTCAGTGAGCAAGTAGTTCAGATAATCTTGAACTCTGTGCGCTTGCTTCTCTCTTTCGTCATCTACTTTGCCGACAATCGATGTTTTTACCGGCCCACTGGCTGGGAATATCTCTTGTATGGCTTGTGACTGAAAGCGAATGACCGATTCTGTAAGCAGTGGGTGGAATACACCACAAGCGCCGTCCCAAGGGGTGGTGCGCTCTTCATGCTTTAGGCCTAAAAGATCAAGGCCTTCGATGTAAGATCTTTCCCAGTCGGCTCGACTTTCCTTATCTGCACGAAAAGAACCGATAAGGTCGTTTGCCATTGAGTAGAGATCAGCTTCATCGATCAGTTCGGCTAGATTGGAGTCATGCGGAACGCCTGCGCTCTGCAAATCGTCCTCATCAAACTCAAAGATTGTTTCACCACCCGCTGCAATAGAGACGGATTCTGGATCTACAATCTCTATTTCTAAAGCTTCTTCCTCCATTCCTGCCATAACAGGAGTGGGGGTTGCCAACGGGCGGTCAATAGCCATCTATCCATTCTTCCCAAACTTTTGAGAACGAGCAGCACCAGAGCCTCTGGCAACACCGCCGCCTTCCATCTTCTGGATCTTGGTGACACCCCCTGCTGCGTACATCTTTGAACTCATACGCATCTTGTTTGGCATGTTGTTCGGCATCTTGCCGCCACTTTGGGCAAGAAACGCAGGAACCATTTCGCCGTCTTTCTCTGCCATCGGCATCTTGCCGCCAGACTTGTAGCCCTTAGACTTCATTTTTCCGCCACCGGCATAGCCTTTGGACTTCATCTTGCCGCCAGCCATCATCCCTTTAGACTTCTTCATCGGAATCCTCCGCATATAAATTGTCAAAAACCCTGTTCACATCCAGCGTGTAGTCAAGATCAGACTTGCTGTAATGAATATGTTGAGACGGGCGAAAATCTGGTGCGCCCTCTCCTGTCTCAAACCAAGCTGGGTGAGTCACCCTAACTCGATTATTCGGTAACGCTACTATGTTCCCTGTATACGGGCCTGCCTCTAGTAGCTCCATCACATGACTCTGCTTGTGTTGTGCGGGGTCATCTGCAATTTCGTTGTCTGTGTAGTCTACAGTAAACATGTACTTAGCAGGGTAGAACTCTCCGTCCACCTTTGCCAGCCACGGACAGGGTGATGCCCTCTCCAACACATATACCGAATGATCCCGTGATGAGCAATCCCAAGGTTGCGCTGCATATACAGGCATCGGCTCAGGCCATTCCTCAAAAGGCGTGTCGCCTACCAGTGCGGTGATTGGCATTCTTGCCCACATCGCCCCGCCATGAACATTGGGTTCGTCGGTGTCGTATGTCTCTGCACCAGTAAATATCAACTGAAAACTCAGGCATCGCTTTGGCATTGTCGTGACAGCAATTGCCATCGCATGAACAAATTCACCGTGATACTTAGTGTGGTTATGCGTGTATTCCTTTCTCACCCAGCACTTAAAGTACGGGATGTTGCTTTGAAGATATGGCATCTATCTAGGCTTTGCCGTCCCATCCATTCTGACCCTGCCGCCCTTCTTCATGTCTTTAACTTCTTGATTTTTTGGAGGGTCTAGCGGAGCAATATTTTTTTTCTTTGTTACTGGAGGTTCTAGCGGAGCAATGTCTTTCTTCTTTGTTATTAAAGGCTCCAGCGGAGCAATCTTTTTTTTCTTACTGGTCATTAGTAATAACTCGCTTTCCTTGGATAAAAAGGTTCGTCCTCTTCATCACTGAGTAGTCGTAAGAACCCGCCCTGCCTAAACCGTAGCAATGCCTGTGTAGAGGAGTCTACAAGGTCATCATGCTCACCAGCAGGAAAAGCAGCAAACTCTTCTACAACCTCTTCGGCAAACCGTGTGTTAGGCCGCCATACATTGCCAGAGGCAAACAAGTCAGATACTGCGTTTACACGGCTGATCTTATCGTTGCCCCTAGACGGGGTGTATTCCGCAACAGGTATGCCCATCGCTCGTAGCTCAAAGATCAGCGGCGTACCCGCTGCCTTGGCTTCTACAATACAGGCATCTGGCTCCCAGTAACCGTAAAACTCATAGGCTTTCTTTTTAAGCTCAGGGAACTCTAGTCGCTCTTTGTGAGCATCAAGCAGGATTATGTTCGCCTGCATCGTGCCTACATCGTCTGGGTGGTAAAACACACCCCATGTCGTACAGGCAGAGAAATCTGATCGTTGAGTCTTGAGGAATGCCGTATCCCAAGACTGGATAATAAACTCGCATTCAGGCGGCACATCACTGTCCCATTCGCGCCACCATTCCCTTTTCACCAGAGCGCCCTCTTCTGAGGTTGGGTTCTGCTGATACTGTGCATTCCACTTGGGAGCGGGTAATTCGTTGCGTAGCGACTCAAGCTCTTCTAAAGGCCAGAACTGAGGCCATAGCGACTTACCTGACGGCATGATCGCCGGGAACTCAATCACCTCCCATTCATCCGTACCAGCCCGTTGCACTGAGGACTTGATAATCTGCCCTGTCAGGTCACGTTTGTGCCATCGGGTCATAACAACGATGATCGCGCCTCCCGGCTGTAAACGCTGTCTAGGCCCGGAGGTATACCACTCGTAAACTTTATCAAACACACCGGGATCGGCACTCTGCCCTTCTTGCTCAGAATGCGGGTCATCGATAATCAACAGATCCGCACCCTTACCAGTCACAGCACCGCCAACACCAATAGCGAAGTATTCGCCGCCTTGTGTGGTACTCCACCGGCCTGCGGCCTTGGAATCTGCCCGTAAACCCAACGCAGGGAAAACCTGCTTGTAGTCTTCACTGTCTACTAGGTTACGAACCTTGCGACCAAAACCAACCGACAACTCTGCGGTGTGGGCAGTCTGAATGATCTTCTTCTCAGGAAAGTTACCTAGAAACCAAGCGGGGAGTAAGTACGAAGCAAACTCTGACTTAGTGTGCCGTGGTGGCATATTGATTATCAGACGCTTCAACTCGCCACGGGCAACACGCTCAAAAGCATCCCCCATGATCTTGTGATGCCTGCCCTCAATAAACGCAGGCCATACATGTTTGATAAACGGCATGAACCCGTCACGGGCCAATTCCTTAGCTTCAGCGGCCTCTAACTCTTCAATAAGAGCCAGCATCTCGCGCTGCTCATGCTCAGGTAAATTAGGGATCTTCTTGAGAAGATCTGGGTCTACTCTGTCAAGAATCGGCATAAAACCCTCTAGGAATATTCCCGTCTAGGAATATTCCCCTCTCATGTATATACCTAAAATAATCATGTATCTGCCGTGGGGGGCACCTTCCTAGTAGGAATCTTCCTTACTCGGCATATTCCTAGAGAGAGGAATAACTGATTATACAGAAGTTACACACTTGACAAGAATGAGGCAAACACTTTGTGTGAAAATTTTGCAAAATTTTTCGGGGGCTAGGATTCCTACCCCTTTTCCCTGCAAAAAAAGGGTGAGTACTACTTACTGTTTACGGAATATATATTTTTTGGGTAATTGTTTGAGTGTTTCACTATGTATATAGACGGTGGGTGTGTATAGGCATAGGGGGGGGTGGGGTGGTCGCAGGATGATAGACAGATTTGCTGAGAGGCGGGGGTGTGCTAACCGTTAGCATATGCTGTACTGCGTACACAAACCGTTGGGCTATGGTGTACTGGCTACGCTAATGCAAACTGTCAGGCTTGGCCTCATCATCGGCCTTGGCTTGCAGTGCTGCCAACCGGCGCTCTATCTCTGCCGCGACACTGGTGCTATCCCTGTCGCCACTGTTTGTCTCGACTACATCCTTGAACATGCCCACAGTCTGGCCCAGTAGCTGCGCTGCCTTGAGCTTATTGGTATCGGTAGGCTCGGCATCATCCATCCACTTGCGCAGACGCTCTAGAACTTTCTCCCTGTCGCTGACCAGCGAGGCCGATACTGCACGTTCATTCTTCGCCCTTAACTGATCCAGCAATAGGGTAATGGCAGGGTTGGCGGCGAGTCTGCTGGCTTCTGTCCTAATGGCTGCCGCGCTCATGTTCTCGCACTGGTACGCCTCCCTGTAAGCATCACTTAAGCTCATGCCTGCACCACTGCCCAATGCCAACGCAAAGTGCCGCTGCTTACTGGTGAGTCCTGACTTGGGTCTGCCCATGCTTGCCTGTTCCAATGCCTGTATTGGTGCCGATCATACTGCCGCCATGCTGACCGTCCATCACCAGTACCCAGTAATCTATACACACAAAAAGCTTGACATATCGAACTTGCCGATAGGAGGCCCAGAATTGCGTTCTAAGCGCCTTTTGCCTCAACCCATACCATCGCATTGCCTACCCCCTGAACTACGCTTAGACGGAAATTCGTATGTAACTTGTTGATTACAAAGCACTTTCTACTGCATACCAACTATTTACTGCTTATTTGCTTGTCAATACTTGTATTGCACACTGTTACCTGCTATTCGCGTGCGCGTTCCTCTTGTCCCGAATTCATCCCCCTTGCTTATCGTGTGGCTGGTGAATGCTTGCTTGGCTAGTAATAAATCCCTGCACCACTCGTTGTATCTGCAAGCTTTAATA